ACACATCTATGATATCATTGAGAAAAAACGTGCTATTGCTGATACGGTTTTAGGTGTAAGCGACGACCGGAAATTCGTAGATGATTTCATAAAAGATTACAACGACGGTAAAATAAAGTTGTGATATTCTAAATTATTTTGTAGATTTGAATATCGCAAAAAACAATATTCTGTAAAAATGAAAATATTTTATTTAAAATAAGTCTTACTCGGTCCGGCAAAGAATGTTGTTTTTTTTGCGATTAATTACCTTTTAGCCAGCGAGTAAGGCGCTTTTTATTAATTCACTGTATGGCAAAAGATACTTTTTACTTTAGTCACGATTACAATGCAAGAAATGACGAGAAAATAAAACGTCTTATCAGAAAGCATAAATGTACCGGATATGGTATTTATTGGTGTATTGTGGAGGATTTATATAACAATGCGAACGCATTGGAATTGGATTACGATGGTATTGCATTTGATTTACATGAAGATGTTGAAGTGGTAAAAAGTGTAATAAATGACTTTGATTTATTTGTTTTACATGAGAAAGAATTTGGTTCTTCATCTATTGAAAGAAGGTTAGATGAAAGAAATGAAAAGTCAAAAAAAGCACAAAAATCAGCCTTTAAACGATGGAACAAAGATAAAATTGATGCGAACGCATTGCAAACGGATAGCGAAAGCAATGCTATAAAGGAAAGAAAAGGAAAGGAAATAAATAAAGAAAAGGAAATAAATACTCTTGCAGAACAAAGTTCTGCGTATAAGAATCTGGAAAAATCAAAAGAAAGTATTTTTGAATTTATAAAAACAGAAAAACCTCAATTCATAGAACCGTATGCAGATTACTGGAATTTATTTGCTGATAAATATGGATTAGCAAAAGTTACTAAAATTACAGATTCCAGGAAAAAGAAATTCAAAACCAGATTAGCTGAGGAAAAATTCAATTTTTTAAAAATCACTAAAAAGTTGACAGAAGCATCAGATTTTGTTTTAACTCAAAAATGGATGACTTTTGACTGGGTAATTTTCAGCGAAAGCAATTACGTAAAAATATTGGAAGGGAATTACGATAAAACCGCTATAAACAACGAAAAAGCTATAAATATTAATAAAACTCCGGAACCGGAATACACAAACTTAGATGGACGATAATACACCATACAGAACAACTAGATTTACGCGCAACAAAACGGAAGATATTTCCAATATGTTGTACGCAAAAATTCCTCCACAGGCTAGGGAAGTGGAAGAAGCAGTTCTAGGTGCAATTTTAATTGAAAAAGAAGCATTTCCGATTGCAGCAAAGATTTTAGATATGGAGTGCTTTTATGTGGATGCACATGCAGCAATTTGGAATGCCATGGTAACTCTTTTTATTGGAAATTCACCAATAGATTTACTTACAGTTATGGAAGAATTAAGAAAGCAGGGAAAATTAGAAGAAGTTGGTGGTGCCTATTATCTTTCTGAACTAAGTAATAAAATAGCTTCATCAGCTAATATTGATTACCATTCTCGTATTATTTTCCAAAAATACATGCAACGTGAAATGATTCGTATTTCAAACGATGTTATACGGGAATCTTACGACGATATGACGGATCCATTTGACTTATTGGCAAGTGCCGAACAAAGATTTAGTCAAATAACTGAAAAAATTAAAAACGATACTGTAAGAAAATCGTATGAAATAGCAATTGAAACAATTGCAGCTATGAAAAACGCTCAGGCTAATCCTAAAGACCTAGTAGGTATTCCAACACCATTGGAAAAGTTAGACCAATTGACCGAAGGCTGGCAAGAACCGGATTTGATTATTATTGCCGCCGGTACTGCAGAAGGAAAAACTACATTCATGTTGCAGTGCGCGGAGCATAGTGCAATGAAAGGATTTCCAACAGCAATTTTCGAACTAGAAATGTCGGCAACCCAGATGTGCTGGAAATTATTTGCGCCAATTATAGGAAAAACCGTTTCTGATATCAAAAAAGGAAATTTAACGGAAGAAGAATGGAGTAAACTGGATGAATATATTGACAGAATTACAAAAAATGACAATCTATACATTTCAGACAAAGGCGGTGTTGATATTGTAGATTTAAAAACTACAATACGTAGTCTAGTATTGGACCAAGGCGTGAAGTTGATTTTGATAGATTACATACAGTTAATTCATTCTAAAAAAGGTATAAAACATTTCAATCGTGAAGCGGAAATTAGTTTTGTTTCGAAAGAATTAAAGGCGCTGGCTAAAGAATTAAAGGTACCAATTATTGCATTGGCCCAGATAAAGCGTCTTCAAGGCGAGAAAGGAAGATTTTATGTAATGTCAGATTTACGTGAATCAGCTGCAATTGAAATGGATGCAGATATGATAATATTCTTATGGCGACCATTCTACCATGGCGTTAAAGAGGCTAAAGATACCGGAATTCCGTATTCATTTGACGATACCGAGGTAATTATAGCAAAACAAAGACTTGGTGAACCAGGAAAAATATTGTCAAAATTCGATGGGAAAAGAAGCCAGTTTAAGGATTATGATTTTATGGCATATCAGGAGCCGACGAAAGAAGAAAAAAATAAAATGAATTTTCAAAAATCACTTTTAGATAATGGAAGCTCAGGCGGTGTAAGTGTAGAAGAACCAATAGACGAAGATTTACCATTTTAAAAAGCTATTGTAATATGCTAAATACAAAAATATTAATCACTAATTTTACAAGATGGGAGCGAAAGCCCACTCATCGCTTTTTAGCGTGGGTGGGATGAAAGCGACCTCACCCGTTAAATGTTAATAACTATTTTAAATAAATTTTGCTGTTTCTTTAAATTTTTGTATATTTGTCCATATTTATAATTGATGCTCAAGGCTTTTAAATACAAAAATGCTTTTAACATAAAAAAATATTAGTATCTTTGCATTATGGCAAGAAGAAAAATGTTTTCTGATATTGAAAAAAGGGAAATTATTGAGTGTTACCAAAAGGGAAATTCTCTTGCGGAAGTTGGTGATATGTTTAATATTACTATTGGTGCTGTTCATTATATTTTGAAAAAGAATAATATTGATAGGCGGAAACTTTCTGATGCTAATACCGCTAAATGGACGGAAGAGAAAAGAAAGGCACAAAGCGAGAAAAGAAAAGGTATCGCTTCTTCCGCATTGGGAAAAACGTGGCAATTAAAACACATTAAAAAATATCCTACAAGAGCAGGTGAGAAAAGTCATCTTTGGAAAGGAGGAAAAACAAAACTTTCTTCTAAAATTAGAAATAGTGTGGAGTATAAAATTTGGAGAAAACAGGTATTTGAAAGAGATAATTACAGTTGTGTAGAGTGTGGTAGAAAACGCAAAAAAGGAGATAGAGTGATTATTGACGCTGACCATATCTCCCCTTTTTCTAAAATACTTGATGACTTCAATATAACTTTTATTGAAGAAGCTGTTAGTTGTGAAAAACTTTGGGATATTGAAAATGGAAGAACCTTGTGTCGTGAGTGCCATAAGAAAACCGATACATATGGAGTTAATCTTATTAAAAATGCTTAAAAGTTTCCGATACAAAATTAACCCTACAAAGGAACAGTCCATTCTGCTGAATAAGCATATTGGAGCAAGTCGCTTTGTGTTTAATTTAGCCTTAGAATGTAAACAGATGGCTTGGGCTGGTAATAAAATTAATTTAAGTTGCTTTGCCTTGCATAGCCAATTAAAAGACCTTAAAACTGAATGTGAATGGCTTAAAGAAATTAATAGCCAATCTCTTCAACAATCAATAACCAACTTAGATAAGGCATATACAGCTTTTTTTAAAGGACAAAATAGTTTCCCTAATTTTAAAAAGAAATCAAACGGTGGGAGTTTCAATATTCCGCAGAATGTAATCTTAGAAAACGATAAACTGATAGTTCCGAAATTCAAAAAAGGGATTGATATTGTTTTGCACAGACCAATTAAAGGAGAGATAAGACAAGCTACAATTAGCAGAACTCCCACAGGTAAATACTTTGTTTCTATACTTTGTGAAACAGGAGAACCAATTAAACCAAAGGCTACAATTAAAGAAAATACAACAGTTGGAATAGACTTAGGAATTAAAACATACCTTGTTTCATCTGATGGTAAAGAATTTGATAATCCTAAATTCCTACGCAAAGCACAAATCAAATTAAAATATGTGCAACGCAAATATTCAAAGCACAAAGGAAAAAGAACTAAACATAAGTTGGCTATACTACACGAAAAAGTAGCTAATCAAAGAAAAGACTTCTTACACAAAACTTCAAGCGAACTTATCAAGAACCACGATAGTTTAGCAATAGAAGTGAATAATTTTTTGTAATTTTGCAGCATGAGTAAGATAAATAATTTAATAGGTACACGCATAGGTAATATTGTTGTAAAGGATTTAATAAAGGGGACACCCCCAAGATATAATACCAAATACTTATGTGTTTGTGATTGTGGTGGTAAAATCATTAAATGGAAAGATGCAATTAATTTAGCGATTAAAAATAATGCAAATTCATCTTGCGGTTGTTTGCAGGGAAGCCATAGCAAAGGCAGATTTAATGATAAAATTGCTAAAAGTAAAATTGGCGAAAAACATAACAGATTAACTGTTATTGATATAGAAGCAAATCCTACTAAAAATAATATTGGTGCTGGATATAAAATGGTCTGTAAATGCGATTGTGGAAACATCTCAAAACAAATCTATGCTGATTTGATAAATGAGAAAGTAGTAAGTTGTGGTTGTTATGGAAAGGAACAACAAAGCATTATAGGCAGTAACATTGGGCTGAATAATTCTACTAAAGAAGGGAATAAATATGGATGGTATTTCATTAAGAATGGAGAAAAGATAAAAATGCGTTCTGGATATGAAGTTATGTATGCCATTATTCTTGAAAATAATAAAACTGAATGGCAATATGAACCTAAATGTTTTAAACTTCAAGATGGAATGAGATATACCCCTGATTTTTATTTACCTAAAACAAACGAATGGATTGAAGTAAAAGGAAGATATAAGGATAGAGATAGAATTAAACACCAAATTTTTATTAATCAAGGGAACAAACTTACATTGATATTTATTGATGATATTCAAGAACAATTGCCATATAGTTACGCCAAGTTCAAAAAAGATTGGGTAATCAATCATCGTGTGGCAGACACGATTATAGCCGAGAGCGGGCTTACTAATTTTAGTACTGCACAAAACAATAGTAAAATAGGCGTTTCTTATGGCATATAAAAAAGTTTCTAATATGGTAAAGAACCACAAACTTGCACAATCAATAAGTGATGCAGGGTGGTCAACTTTTGTAACTATGTTGGAATATAAAGCAGAATGGTACGGCAAAAACATTCTGAAAATTGGCAGGTTTGAACCATCATCAAAACTACACGCAAATTGCGGACATATAAACAAAGAACTGACACTATCCGATAGGGAATGGACTTGTCCAAAGTGTGGTGAAGTTGTTTCGAGGGATTTGAATGCCTCCATAAATATTAAATCTTTTGCGTTAAAAAATAATTTGTCTGTGGAACGCAGACTTAAAAATCGGGGCGAACTGTCAACGATGGTTGAAGTGCTGACCCTTGAAGCCCATCCCATCGGCTATGCCGTGGGTGGGTAGTTCACTAAATAAAAAAATCAAATGGAATTATCAGGAAAAATCTTTAAAGTTATGCCACTGGAGACCGGTGAAGGCAAAAATGGCGTTTGGAAAAAACAACAAATTATCATAGAAACAACTAGCGAC